AGGAGGAAATGCAAGACTTAATATATTTTCAGAATGGAGCGAACAAGATCCTTATGCGTGGGATGTTATTGAACCTATTGTTAGGGAGAATGATGGGATAGTAATTTTCAATATGACTCCAAAAGGTGATAATCATGCAAGAGCTATGTATGAATACGCAAAAAATAATCCAAAATGGCATGTTGAAATATTAACAGCAAAGGATACGAAAATATGGAGTGATCGTCAACTTGAGGAAATATTAAAAGATATTATTAATCGTTTTGCTGCAAATGGTAGATCTGAAGCTGAAGCAACTGCATATTTTGATCAGGAATATATGTGTTCTTTTAAAAGTCCTGTTATTGGATCTTACTATGGAGATAATATTCAAAAAGCAGAGAAAGAAAATAGAATAACAAGTGTTCCCTATAATGAATCGGTTCCGGTTGATACGTATTGGGATTTGGGAATGGATGATTCAATGACAATATGGTTTGCGCAAAATGTTAATAAAGAAATTCATTTTGTTGATTATTATGAAAGTTCCGGAGAAGGACTCGGTCATTATATTCAAAAACTTCAGGAGAAAGAGTATATATATGGAAGACACTATGCTCCTCATGATATATCAGTTCGTGAACTTGGAACTGGAAAGTCAAGGCTTGAGGTTGCAAAGAAGCTTGGGGTTAGGTTTCAAATTGCTCCCCGTCTTGAGATTGATGATGGAATAAATGCAGCTCGATCTATATTTAATCAATGCTGGTTTGATAAGGATAAATGTTTTAGAGGACTCAATTGTTTAAAAAATTATAAGAAAGATTGGGATGAAAAAAATAAGGTATTCCGTTCTTTTCCAAAACATGATTGGGCTTCTCATGGATCAGATGCTTTTCGTACATTTGCAGTAGGTTATAAAAGATACGTTGCTCCTGTTAGACAAACTAATTTCGGAGGAGTAAAGCCTATGATTGATGGAATGATTGTTTAAAATTCACTTGCATTATAGGAATTTTGTCCTTTATATTGTTATAGTATGGATAACAGCAAAACTAATTCTACACCTTTTCAATTTGATCCGGAAATGTTAATGCTTTCTAATAATAAGACTGAAGGATGGAACTATAGAGAGCGCCGACATGAAGCATGGCATGAAACATATGCCCTTTCCCGCGATAAGGTAACGGTTAATCGTTTAACAATGAGGCAATCGGTTAATCTTCCTTTAATGAAAAACCAGATGAAAACGGTTATGAAGGATATTGATGATATGCCGGTTATTTATTTTGAGAATCTTGATAATGATAAGCAAAAGGAATTATTTCAAAATGAACATTGGAAAGAAACGCTTAACTTAAATAATGCAGAGATTCAGGATTTTGTTGATAAGAAGCAGGAGTTTTTATATGGACGTACTTTTGATCAATGGCAGATTGCAGACGGTATGATCAAAATGATAGTTCAGGAGCCGGAGGATATTAAGGTATCTCGCTTTATAGATCCAACTAATCTTCATTCATCCCGCTATTTAATTCATGAAAATATATTTGTTCCTTTGGCAGTTCTTGAACAAAATGAGGATTATGATCAAGTAAAGGTAAGGGAACTTAAGGAATGGTTTGCGACTGAAATGGGTATTATTAAAAAGGTTGAAAATAATGATAGTTATGAAGCAAAGCAAAAGAAACTGGTTGATATGGGTTTAATTGATGCATATAATCCGGTGCTTGGTGAAACTGTTGTTCAAATGACACTACATTTTGTTTGGCATAAAGAGGAAGATGATGAAGAGCAAATATGGCTTTATGTTGAAGTTGAAGATCAGAAGATTCTTATGAAGAAACGGTTGGAAGAAGTTATTGGAGTTACGGAGGATCATTTCTGGAAAACTCATTATCCATATGTTTCATGGGCCTCTGACGTTGACCGACAGGACTTTTGGTCTGATGGTATTGGTGATTGTGTAAGGATTCCTAATAAAGTAATTAACGCATGGTTTAGCCAATTGGTTGAAAATAGAACCTTAAAGAATTTAAACATGAATCTCTATGATTCAGCAATGGAAGCTGAAGGATTTGTTCCGCAAACATGGGAGCCTAAAGCATGGGGTATGTATTCTATTCCGGTCCCGGATGGAAAAACACTTGAACAGGTATTTACACAACTAAAAGTTGCTGATCTTGGTGATAATTTAGATGAAATACAATTTGTTATAGCGATGGTTGAAAAGACAACTGGAGCTACAGCAACACAGCAAGGATCAGCAAATCAAAAACAGGTAACACTTGGAGAAATTAAACTCATGTTAACTGAAGCAAAAGAAAAAACACAAGGAATTTCAAAGTTCTATACAAAAGCATGGCATGATCGGGCGCTTATTTATTTAAAACTTATTGAAGCAGCTTCGGAGAAACTTGATTTAGTTAAAATTCATAGAAAAGGATTAAATACTGATAATATTTATACAAGAGAAATTCTTCCAAAAGATTATATAACAAAGTCCGGGTATCATGTGAAGATTTGGGATCAAAGTGAAAAGGATACACAGGATACTCAAAAACTTGAAAAAACAAATGCTGTTAAACAAAACATGCCGGATAATCCAGTTGTTGATGATTTGTGGAAACGAGGGATGCTTGAGTTTATTGGTGCAACACCTGAAAAGGTTAATGAAGCTATGCAGTTTGAAGCAAAAAAGAGAGAAGCGCTTATTGCAGGAATGAATAATATGGGGGGAGGAACTGGTCCAGCTATTCCCGGTCAACAAGGAGTAGGTCCAGCATTAAATCAAAATGCAAATATGAATCCACAAGTTACTCCACAATTACAAGCATAATGTATGATTACAAAAGATCCAGTTAATCAATTACTTGAAGAAGTTGGATTAAGTCCTGAAGATTTGGATAGGCCCGGATATTCCGGAGAAATGGAAACGCTTCGAAAAGAAATAGATACACTTTCAAATAATCCGATAACTATTGATAAACTTACTCAATATCTTTCAAAAACTAAAAGTGCAATAATTAATGAACTGTCTAATTTTGAAAACTTAAGTGGTAACTGGCTTTCTGCTTTATCGTTTTTTATCCCAATAATTGGTATTATTCGTAAGTGGTATCAAGATCAAAAGAGAATGAGATTAGAAGTACAACTTAAGGTTTATACTTCGATTGAAGATCTTTTACTGGCTCCTCAAAGAAAGCGTGAAGTATTACAAGAGAAGTTGATGAGAATTAAAAATTCTGAAGGTTAAAAAAATCCTCTTGACAATGAGGAATTATAATTATTACTATTAATACATATGGATAAACAATCACAAAGAACATTGGAAGCAATACTTAAAAAGGATGTAAGCGCTATTACGCCGGGAGAAAAAGGAATTTTACAAGCCCGATGGAAATATGTTGGAAAAAATTCAAGGAAAAGATTTGCACCATTGTTTGCTAAGAAAAAATAATATAAATTGACAAATCGTCTAACTCTGGTATTTCCAGACTGACATATGAATAGACCTACTAAAGAGGAGCTTGAAGCGAACCTCAAAAAAACACAGGATGAATTAGAAAAGTTAGGAACAAATCCACAACCTACACCATCAACTCCTGAAGAAGAGGAAAAAGAATCTAGTCCTTCTCAACAACAGCCTTCTCCTTCTACTCCACAAGAATCTCCATCTCCTTCTCATGCAGCTCCTAGTCCTTCTCCATCAAAACCTGATGAAGAAAAGGAAACTAATTGGAAAAAAAGATATGAGGATTCAACAAGACAAGGACAAAAACTATATGAAAAGACAAAAAGAGTAACGGAAGCAATTACAGAGGGTAATAAATTTTCTCTTCCAACAGATGAAGAAATGAAGAATGAATATCCGGAGTGGGATAAGATGGATGATGTTCAAAAACGCCTCGCAACAGAAAGTTTATTAAATAAACGTAAAAATCAACTTATTGTTGATGCGCTCGGTAAAGTTGAATCAACTCATGCATGGAATGAAAAGATAAGTACATTTATTGAAGATCCTAAAGTGTTGACTGATTATCCGGAGCTTGAAGGTAAAGAGGATGATTTCAGAGAATATGCAAAGGATAAAGAAGGGGTTGTTACTGATCTTTCTTATTTAGTACCCGCATTTTTACGCGAGAAAGAAAAAAGTAAACCTACAAAGAAAAAAGGTCAAATGTTTCCAATGGGATCAGGTGGAGAAAATAAAAAAGGTAGTCAAAAACCGGGAATGGTTTCATATGAAGAATCATTAGTTCTAAAAAAAACAAATTATAAAGAATGGAAAAAATTGTTAGTTGCAAGAAAGATTGAAAGTCCGATAACGGATATAAAATAAAAATGCACTTGACAATGTAGAACATTGAATTTTACTATTGTAATAGAAGAAACTTCCTAACCTCTGCAAGAGCTGGTAATGATCTTCAATAATTATTAATTTATTTTAAAAATATGTCAGCTTACGGAACAAAAGTCGCAGAGGGTTTTTCGCAAAAAGTAATGGTCCCTATGTATGATCGTGATCTCTTACAGGCTATTACAAATGATTTCTATAATGGAGAGATAAATGAAGTAGGATCTACTCTGAATATCATGGATTTTACGAAGATATCAGAAAAAGATTATGTAAAAGCAAGTGCTCCTAGTGCAGATGGATTAACTGAAAATAATGGTCAGCTTATTATAGATAAGAAAAAAATGTTTTATTTTGCAGAATACACCATTGATAAATGGGTTTCATACATAAAAGATCCTGATACAAAAGGAATTGCGGATCAATGTGCGGATGAAAGAAATAAAAATAAGGATGAATATGTTCTTGCAAAATATGCGGATGTCGGTGCAGGAAACAGAGTTGGTACAGATATAACGGCGGGAACAGTTTCAATTGTTGCCGATACCGGAGTTGTAACAGGAACTAATAGTGTCTTTACCGCAGCTTGTGTTGGACGCGGATTCAAAGCAACTGGTCAATCGAAATGGTATAGAGTAAAAACTTATTCAGGTGTTAATACAATTACCATTGAAAATGATGAGGATGATGTTACTTCAACATATGACGGTGGAGAAATAACCGGAGCAACATATACAATTGAAGCTGCAACGGTTTTGTCTATAACGACAACAAATCTACTTCAATATGTTGGAAAGTTAGCGCTTAAATTGAACATGGCAGAAAAAGAAGGTAATTATGCAGTTCCAGCTCAAGATAGATGGTTAGCAGCTCCTCCAGAGTTCTTTGATCTATTACCAAGAGCGACAGGAGTAGCTCTTCATGTTCAAGATGTGTATACAGACTTAGTACAAAA